ATGCGTATAGTCCTCGAGACCACCACTCGGAGTCTGGGGCATGCCCATCATATTAGCCATAGAATTTTGCTTGTCCGCTACCGTACGATGGCGTTGACGAAGGGCCTTCAAATCATCTCTAGTCCAACCAGCACGCGCTTCAAGACTACGACGAAGTCCAGCAATCTTGACCTGATCCTTCTGATCTTCGTAAGAAAATCCCGCTTTTTCTAGAATACGAGTAGCCAAGGCATTGCCATCATGTAAGATAGCATAAAGCACGTGCTCTGTTCCTAAAACCTTGGCATGCACAACAGAAGCAACATGCTCTGCTTCCAACAACAATACCTTCAAACGGTGTGAAAAAGGCAGCTCCTGATAATTTTCCTTATCGCTATACTTTGTTTCAGTCAGCTCTACAGCAACTTCCTCCAGACGATCAATCTCATATGGAAATTCGTTTAAAGTCGCGCCAGCTACACTGTAACCATGATTGGCCATAGCAATCAATAGGTGCCAAGACTCTAGGTATTCTGCCCCAAAATGACTTGCGACCAGAAAGGCACTGTCTATACATTCTTTCAATGCTTTTGAATATTTCATTTAGTTCTATTTTCCTTTTCTATCTACCTCTTGTAATAACTGTCGGAGCATATTGGCACGGATAAGATTGGCATCCTTACCTAGAACTCGGTCTGTCGCCATCGCTAGTAATAGATTCATCTCCTGACGAGTCACTAAATCCTGTTCAAACAAGAGTCTTAAAACATCTTCAAAGATAACTAGGCTGACTTCTTCGCCCACCGAATACAGTAAATCGCGGAGCATTTCATGATGGTTTGAGAATTCAATCCGTCCTATACGAATGTAGCCACCACCACCACGCTTACTTTCAACCAAGTATCCCCTGCTTTCGGTAAAACGAGTCTTAATCACATAGTTAATCTGACTAGGAACAACCTGAAAAGTATCTGCCAACTGGCTCCGTTGCAACTCCACAATACCAGATTGATCTAAAATTGCCTTGATGTAGGCCTCAATATGATCTGATGTATTTTTAAGTCTCATAACAAACCCACCTCTCTTTAAACCTTGACTATCTTTGACTATACTATCATTTAACACTCTATAAGTCAAATTTTTAGAGCTCAGCCCTTGAAAATACTGACTTTCTTTAAAAATATTTAGGCATTAAATCGCCTTAGTTTTTCTTGAAAGTTCCTAAAAAAGTCCACAAAAAAGAGCCCTAAAAGGGCGTAATATTGACGAGTTCAGCAGGCAAGAAACTAGCACGGTCAAACGTGCTTTTTCTATTACCTGGTACTATTATAGCATATCTTCCACAGCATAGCCATAAGACACAAAGAAAAACCCTCAGATAATTTTCTGAGGGATAAACAGTAATGATTACTTGTCATTATCGTCACTGTCTATAATAGTTATCACTATAATAATTCCTAAAAGAGCAAGCACGTACAAAGTCAGCAATATTAAGACTAACGATGTTGGTACTCCTATGCCGACGAGAAATATCATAAAAAATATTCCAACTATTGAAATTACTTTTAAAAAATTATAAACCATTTTTAAAACCTCTTAGAATAAAATACACGTATTAAATACGTCTAACGAAGCTACCTTTATTATTAATATAGTCAAAACTCTACAATTTAATTGATTATATGCAATACGTTTCTTAATTAGTAATATGATTTATTCTAAGCAATATGATTTATTCTAAGCAATATGTTTTGTTCTAAGCAATATGTTTTATTTTAAGCAATATGTTTTATTATGAGTAGTTAAGAATTTTGTATTTATTAATAATAGCTCCATATACATTATAAAACATTAAAAATTAGATGTCAATCTTTTTTATTTTCAGGGTTGCCAATCAAAATATATCCCTTGTAACAATTTATTTGAAGCTTTATATAATTTTTCTTAAAAATAAGCCTTTCATCCTAAATCTATTAGTTTTTACCCCCTTTTTGTCTGGAGGTCTCCGACTTGGAAAAAGTTCCCTTCACCGGTACCCTACTGACCAGAAAGATTTTTTTAAAGGTGGGGGGAGTCAATATCCTTTCAATTCCACAAATCTTTTAGCGATTACCTTTCTACGGCTATTTATATAACGAGTAGTTTTATTTAGTTTCTCTGCCACGTCTTCCCAAGTCACACCAGCTTCTAAATATCTCATTTTAAAAATTACTAGATCACTTTCAATTAAGTTTTCCATCAAGGTATCTACAACTAGTTTGAAACCTTCTAAATATCTTAGTGTTTGGTCTTCTTCAATTCTAATGATTGTTGCTTCAGTAGGACTATATACTGTCTTGCCTTTCCCACCAGTATAATCTTCAGTGCTATGTTTCTTATTATGTATCAGTTCCTGTCTTCTCAAATAAATTTTATTAGCAAGCGTTCTATATCGTCCTAACTCAATATCTATCCCGTCCAGGTCTCTGTTACTCAGCTCGTACATCGGTAAGCACCTCCACTTAAATTTAAAAATTTTTTTATCTTTCAATTTGTCAAATTGTAAATTCTGTCAAACTGACAAAAAGCGCTAAAAGCCTTCCAACACTCCACTTACCAGGTATCGTTGTTTTAAGTTTGACAACTCTTCAATATGACAAGTTAAAGGAATTCCCTCTAGTTTATATCTCCAGTTTCTCATATCTTACATTCTGTGAAACTCACTCCATTCTGTAAACCCCTGATATACCTTGCTTTCAAGCTATTACTTCTTTTCAGTTTATGCTTACTTTGTTATGTGAAACTTAGTAGAGTATAAAAGTAGGACTAGTGATATTTCTTCTGTTTGAGCCATACATCACTAGCCTTACTTAATTTGTTCCCTATTTTTCTAAATACACTTTAATGTCCCGATATTCCTTAGAAAAATTCATCCATCCACTAGAATCAGGGTTTAAGAATGGTAGGACAGTAAGCGGACTTACTTCTGTTCGATACGGTGATAGAGAATATCTCTGATTTATTTCCCTGATTACACCTGTATGGATTTCTTCTACATCCTTCTTCAGTTCTTGAATTTCATCATATGCGTCCAGAATTCGTCTAAGTTTCTTTCGGTATTGTTTATAGATCTTCTTAGTTTCCATCCGTTGCTTAGTCTCTTTAAAAATGTATTCAAAGATGACTGCATTAGCTTCTGAAAAATCACTATCAAATTTTTCCTGAAGGCCATTAATAGCTTTTTCCATCTTTTCCAGCTGCTCTAAAGATTCTAAGTTATTTGACAAAAAAGAATCTATGTTCTCAAACGAAACTGCTTGATTGCTTAACAGGCTTTTCCTTTTTTCGCTTAACTGTTCTCGTGCTGAATTAATCTTACTTTTTTTATTATCTAGATCATCCAGTGTTTCAAATACTTGATTAATATCCATTTCTTTCTCCTAGTTCCATTGAATAAAGTAACCACAATCTTCTTCAACTTTTTTTACATCAAATCGGGTATGTAAAATCAACCGTTTTCCAAAATAGTCATTCGCATTCACCCAACTAAGTGTATCTTTCTTGCGATCAAACAAAGTAACAAAGTTTTCTAGATCTCCGATAAAGCCTTTTTTGTCGCCTTTATTCCCTAATGTTGTATCGTCTACAATTAAAAAGTTATCTACAAAGAATGTTTCACTTGTCCCTGTCTCTTTATCAACTTTAAGAAGATAATTTCCTGAAGTGTCTTTCATTTTTTCTAAGACACTAAATAGTGATTGACTAACAACCATAGATACATTGCGTTCTGGATTGATTAAAGAAACAATAGATTTCAAATCATCCATACTTGTAGCAGTTTGAACGTTAGCAGTCTGCAAGATTTTTCCGATTTCTCTATTTCGTGTTCTACGTTTTAATTTAATAATCTTCTTACCGAGAAAATCCGTTAAATTATATTGGCCATCGTCTAATTGCTCCTGTGAAAAATCAAGTTTTCCACTGAATATTTTAACTAAGTAATCAACGCTGATAGTTTTCTTTTTATCTGCTTCAGTTCTCTCAACCGAATTTTCGCTAACTTCTTGTAATGAATCAGATTCAAAGTCAGTTACTTCATACTTCCCACCACGGGTACGAGTCTCAATAACATTTACTAGATCAACCAGTTCTTTACGTTGATGTTCATCTTCATAACTATCAAGGATTGGTTTTTCAATGAGTACATGATTATTTTCTACGTTCATCCCTCTAGTGTTATAACCTGTACTTCGGATATAAGCTTCTAGATTTTCTTTTTGTTTAGCTAAGTTAGTTGTCATTTTTTGCTCCTTCATCTTTTAATATCTGATTTTTGTTTATAATTTTTTCTAAAATTCTTTGCTTTTAGCTTTTCTTTTATGACTCTACGAGCCTTTAAAATCATTTTTTCTAGCTTTTGATTTTTTGTTTTCATTAGCATATTTTTCTAGTATTTCTTGTTTCCGTTGTTCTAAGCTATCATCTTCTTTTTTACACTGAGAAAAGATTTTCTGTCTTTTATCTGGATCCATAGAAAACTTATTGGCTACTACATACCCTAAAGAAGTATCTCCTGACATCTCCCTCACCCCCTTTCTATGCAAACAAAAAGGGACATACCACTAGCATTATATGCTTACGGTATGTCCCTGAGTTGTTCTCAATAGACTTATTTTTTAGTTTCTTTTTTGACTAGATGGGTAAACTTCCCATCTGAATAGAATAAAGTAACTTCTCCAAAACTTGGAACTTTTTCTATCTCTATTATACCACATTTTTCATAGACAACAAATCCTTTTTCTGTTGAAAATCGCATTTTATCATCATTCATTGATATTCTCCCCTCACTGTGTTTATAGTGTATCGCTTATCTTTGATCGTGAAAGCCTTAAAAGTGTTCCCTTCTAAACCTTTCAAAATCCTACTTGAGTTTCTAGCATTGTAAACCGTTCGCAGTTCACTGCTATCTAGATTCGTGTTGAAAATCGTAGTTTCTCGATTATTGATAATATCAAACAAGAAATCCTGTTCCCAATCGCTCTTAGGAGAGATTGTCCCATTTTTTGCCCCCAGGTCATCGATGATTAGAAAATCAACATCAACAAGCTTTTTAACTGCCTCATACTCTGTCAAATTTGCATTTCTTCCATAAGCCCAGCCTTCTTTTATCTGCTTGATAATCTCGGTTAAGCTAACAAATAAGACACTCTTAGGCTCGTTCTTCTCTCTGAAGCTCTCATTGATTTCTTTGGCCAGAGCAAGAGATAAATGACTTTTCCCTATTCCTGTGCTACCGCTGATTAAAGTATTTCCTGTCATACCTGCAAGGTACTTCTGGGCTTGCCCCTTAACAAACTCTAACATCTGATGCTCCTCTGTCGTCTTAACAAAGAAATTATCAAATGTCGCTCCTTTCAACTCGTTAGGGATCGTGCTATCACGCATTAACACATCATAAGTTTTAAAGTAGGCTTGTCTGTCCTCGAACTGCTGTAATAAGTCTTTCTCTTTTTGTTTAATCTCTCCCTTTACACACTCTGGGCAAAATGCTTGTAGTTTTCTTTCTGAACTCCCTAACACTGGTACAGAAATTTCCCAATAATTTACCTGGTGAATATCGCAAACCGTATCCGTTATTTTTCTGTTATTAAATTCTTTAAATTGTTCCTTCATCTGTGCAACTCCTAAAATGGTAGATCTGGGAAGTTATCTTCGGACTTCCCTTTTATGGTTTTAGGCTTTTGATTCAAATAACCATCAAACTTAGAACCG